TGTTAGATGGTTCTACTGGAATTACGACTGAGTTAAATGGTGCTAACAATGTTGGGGGAGGTGTTTATATTAATGATATTACTGAAGTTACTAGTGGAGATCAAATTGTAGTTAATCATAAGAATCATGGAATGTATTTTAGTGATAATTTTGTAACTCTTTCCGATGCTGTAACTGATATTATTCCAACTAAGTTAACTAATGATTTAAATTCTACTTCAACAGGAGATATTGTTGTAGAAAATGTTAATAACTTAGACACCTTTGAAAGTGTGGGGGTAGGAACTACCAACTACGGTTACTTGAAGATTGGTAATGAGATTATTTCTTATTCATCTGCTTCAGGAACGAATATTCAAATTGCTTCTAGATCAATCGATTCTACAGTTGCTAAGAATTATCTTGCAGGAACACTTGTTTACAAATATGAATTAGGTGGGGTTTCCTTAAGAAGGATTAATAAAACCCATAACTTGGCTGATGTATCTACTGCAGATCCAATTACTTTTGATTCTTATACTATAAAATTGGATATGGGTTCTAGTGGACTGGGTAGATCTACGGGAGAAAGTTTCCCTATTTTATATACAGATAGAACTCAAACAGGAGGAGGTATTAATGCAACTGCTACGGAGAATATTCCTTTTGAAATAATTAAACCTCAAATTAAAACTCTTATGGTTCCTGGAACTAATATGAGTGCTCAAGTAAAAACCATTAGTGGTTCTAGTTTGAATGGAAGTGAAACTGGTTATTTAGAACAAGAAACTGAAACAATTGCATTAACTGAAAATAATATTCTTTCTAGTCCTAGAATAATTGCTTCTAAGATTAATGAGACAAATAAGTTAAGTACATTACCTGGTAATAAGTCAATGAATATGCAACTTAATTTATCAACTGTTGATTCTAGAGTATCACCAGTAATTGATTCTCAAAGAATGAGTGCTATCTTTATTTCTAATAGAGTTAATGCTCCTATCGGAATTAATAGTTATACAACTGACAGTAGAGTTAATACTCTGTTTGATGACCCTAATGCATTCCAATATCTTTCTAAAGAAATTGCATTGGAAAATGCAGCATCTTCAGTAAAAATTATGGCAAATGTCTATCTTAATGATAGTTGTGATATTAGGGCATTCTACGCAATCAGTAATAATGAAAACTTTAATCCAGTTTATAGACCTTTTCCAGGCTATGATAATCTTAATGAAAGAGGAGAGGTAATTGATCCTGCTGATAATGATGGAAGACCTGATGTATTTGTAGCACCTACTAATAATAAATTAGTAGAACCTAATGAGAATGATTTTAAAGAAAGAACTTTCACTGCAACGGATGTTCCTTCCTTTAGGTACTATAGAATTAAATTGGTAATGACTTCTACTAATCAGGTATATGTTCCTCGTGTGAAAGATCTTAAAGTCCTAGCACTTGCTTAAAATGTCTTATCTTAAAGTGGAGGGTCATAGTGGATTGTATAGAGACCCTAAAACGAATTCTATTGTGAATCAAAATGCCACTGGATATAATGAATATGTTGCTCAGAAGAAACTGAGAAATAGTGGAAATGATAAAATAGATAATATGAAAGATGATCTTGATAATTTAAAAAATGAGATTAATGAAATTAAATCTTTACTCAAGGAGTTAGTAAATGGCTAATCAAAATATAACATTTGATGTTGCATCAGGAACTCCTTATGAGTCAAATTTGACCATTAATGGCGGTGCTAATTTTAGTAATATATTTACGGTAACTAATCCTAACGGAACTGCTTTTAACTTTACTGATTATAGTGGTTCTTCTCAGATGATCAAGAGTGTTGGAGTGGGTGCTACCGACATCGTTGCTGCCACATTTAGTGTTGGGTTTACTAGTGAAGCTGGTGGAAAAATAGAAATTTCTTTAGGATCCACTGCATCTAGAAATTTAGCAGGAGGAAGATATGTTTATGATATTTTAGTGAATTCTGCTTCTTCATCTAATACTACAGATGTATTAGAAACTGCTATATCAGTAGGAAGCACTGCTGGTATTGGAACAACAACATTTACCCTGAATAAGGTTACTAATGTTGCTGTTGGTGACTCTGTAACAATAAGTGATCAACTTACAGAAGTGCCTGTAGTCACTGTTTCTACTGGTAATACCATTGAAGTGGGAACTGCCTTCACATCGGGGTCTCAGATCCTTCCTGGTACTGCTGTAACCTTCAGTAGGGTATCTACAGCATCTACGATTTATAGGTTAGTTCAGGGTTCGATTATAGTTAAAGCAGGTATCTCTTCTGCACCTTCCTAAATAATTTCACAGGAATAGTAAATACATGGCACAACCAGCAACCCGAGCTCAGTTAATAGATTATGCTAAAAGGCAGTTAGGTGCTCCTGTGCTTGAAATTAATGTTGCGGATGAGCAAGTAGAGGATATATTGGATGATTCTATTCAATATTTTCAAGAAAGGCATTTTGATGGAGTATTACAAACATATTTAAAATATCAGTTTACGCAAGAAGATGTTGATAGAGGAAAAGGACCAGGTGAATCTAATGTTACGGGAATAACAACAACTAGTGCATCATCAACTATTGATGGGGTATCAGTTCAGTTTGATTGGAAAGAGAATAGTAATTATTTGCAAGTACCACCTGCTGTTATTGGTGTCTATAAGGTATTCCGTTTTGATGGTGCTAATACTGCTACTAACAATATGTTTAGTGTTAAGTATCAGTTATTCTTAAATGATGTTGCTTTTAACCTTGGATATGATGGTCTTTTAAGTTATGCAATGACTAAGACTTATTTGTCTGATATTGATTACTTATTGACCACTGAAAAGCAAATAAGATTTAATCAGAGAATGGATAGATTGTATCTTGATATTGATTGGGAAACTGTTACTGTAGGTGATTGGTTGATTTTGGATTGTTTCAGAACTCTTGATCCAAATGATTATACAAGAGTATATAATGATTCTTTTCTTAAAAAGTATTTTACAGCTAATTTAAAAAGACAGTGGGGTCA